CCAACAAGAGACTTTCGAATGCCGCGTGTAACCGGAGTCACCCGATGATAGTATACAGAAGGAAAAACAAACACCGTGCCTTTCTTTCGAAGCTGAACTGGGTCGGGTGAGGGGATTCCACCTTCCAATTCGATGTCACCGCCTTCGTACCCGTCGCCATCAGATAATTGAATAATTACCGATAGTTTTCGATCATAAGGTTGTTGCATTGTCCAGAACACGTCTGCATGCCAATCATAGTATCCCTTATCCTTGCCATCATATACAGTATATTGTAGACTAGGCAAATCATTGATGTCTACGCCAAAAGCTTCTTTATTAGCATTTATGACAAACTGATATGCGGTGTCTACTAAGTAGAAATGTTGATCTTTAGTTAACCATTTCACCTTCGACCGGCGAATGGCATTATCTTGTCGACCAGTTTCGTGATGCCCCAATTGAGCGTCTATAAATTGCATCTCTGATGCCGCTTTTTCTACATCGTGTATAAAAAGATCGGTAATTCCGGTATCACCATACCATACCATCCAAGGCTGAAACATAATGTGTCCCTCTGTGTTATAATATTCTAGTATTTATAAGGTTTTATGATTGACCATTGTTTTTATGTTCTGGACAAGGTTCAAATGTAAGGAACCTACCTACCAGAGTGAGAACACCTTCGGTGTTTCTATCATATTTCTTTTCTGTTCTAAATGTGTTCAATACGTTTGTTTTTGACTGTGTATCTATCTTACTGACAGGTGGACCGGTTACCGTGCCCACAGCACTCCCTGTACCTAAATATGGTGCTGTAGAAGAACCACCAGATTGTACCCCACCATGAACATGGTTATTTAGGCTGTTTAAAGTAATCTGTGGTGTAATCATGTTTGCTCCATGAAGATTGCCTGCATAACGACCGACGCCGCCAAATCCCAACGAACTGCTAGTGATGTTTAAATTCGCACTCTTTAAAAGATAGTTTGCATCTGTATCGAAGGAAATAGTACCTGGAGCTTTCGTCGAGATGGTATTCAAGCCTTCAATATTTACATCACCGCCGGAGCCGGATCCTTCGCTACCAACGCTTCCATCCGTTCCGCCTTTATGGTCTTTGGATGCCTTTAGATTTAGATTTCTGCCCGCCTCGACATTGACGTCGCGGTCGGCTCGAAGATTGATATCTTCTTGTGAACGAACGCTGAAACTTTTAGCTCCGAAGATGTCCACATTGCCATCCGAGTCCATCTGTATCCATGCTGTTCCTGGTTTGTTGATCGCATAAATGAGACCGTTGGTTTCATCAATCAAAATCTGTGCGCCGCTCTTGGTACGAACGCGCACATGCTCGTGGTCGGGATGATCATCAAGATAAAAAGACGAGCCGCCGGTCCGCATGGAGTCACTACCTTCCCTTTTCGGTCCCGGTGTTAGGATCCCGTAGGTTTGGGAAGGTGCTTCGCGACGTGCGCTTGTATCCGTCACTCCTCGAATATTGTCGTTTATTAGCCCCTGTTCTTTTATTGCTTTTGATTGTATGGTACTCTCTGGTCTTTGAATCGCGTCTCGGAAACGTTCTGAGGTCGCCTTGTTGTATTCTGTAACCGGCAGCGCCTTACCGTTGTCACCATAATTTTCGTCCTTCGCCGCCACGCCTGGCACCATCTGATTCATATACTGTTGATACATACATGCAAACCAAACGCCTCGAGATGGTTCGCCGTTGATAAAGAAAACAAGAACGATATTCTCAAGGTCCGGAGGAACGCCCCACCACCCATAGCTCGTTTGCGTGTTTACATCTCTTTTCGTTCGTGGATCGCTTCGGTCAGGTGTGCCAAGCACCTTTGTTGGGTCTGTTGCTCCTGCGAAGGGCGATGCATATGATACGGTTACCCAGGAGTCTCGATCTCCGGGCTGGCTACCAAACTCCGGTATCCAAACCTTCAGCCTTCCCATCTTCTGTACATCTTGCGTATCTTTCACAAAGGCGGCGTAAATACGATCATAGATCTTTACACGGCCTTGCGGCTCTTCATACGTCAACGGTTTATTGGTTCTAGAATACCTTGCCATTATGCCCCATTTCCTCCTGACTCTGTTGTAATGTCTTTGCCGGCAAATAAATCTTCAAATATTGCTGCGTTCATCCTTGCATCTACCAACCTGATCGCCTGAATATTTTGTGTGAACTTGCCATCAACAAATTCGTGTGTTATTTCCACGGCTCCGTATAGACCGTTTAATAGATTGCCAGACGTATTTTGTAGCATCAACCCGGTTCTCTCATCATATTCTTGAGGTGTAAACATACGAAATCCAAAGAATGTTTCTCCAGTCATTGTGCTAGCACTCGAAAAGTTGTCTGGTACCGTATCTTCATTATCAGTATTTGTAACCGCCACTAACTCGCCAGTATTATCAATCTTTAGACCACGCTCTTGAAGAGCGACATCGATATTATTCTTTGGTTTTTGTCTACTGCTAATTGGAGATGGTTCTAACCAATAAGGGTCTCCTTTAACCTTGATATCAATGTTTAACAAATCTGCAACCGCTGGAGTGGTCACCTGCTCAAACACAGCACTTAGGAACGATTTACCTCTTGTATGTTCTCCGGATGCCGCCACATGTTCGGACCTGCCTGGACCCATTTCGCGATATGATACAGGGATGATATCTTCAACATCAACTTGTAGGTCTGGAAACTCTATATCATCAATGGCCGTTCTGTTTCCTTTTCCTGCGTCTCTGGTCAATTCTCGTGCGCCTGTACCCGCCGCTGACGTTTCTGATAATCTCGATTCGGACGGATTCAAGATAAAGTTATTGCTGGTATTAGTAAAGGTTGGTGCTATGGTTCTCGGCAGGTTCGTCGGTAACCCACTTAATGGATCAATATCATCGCCCGTTGGTGAGACATCAGATAGCCCCAATGTTTCGCGAGCTGAGAATGGCCGCGGCGGTGCCTGAGTTTGCAAAGGTTCTGTTACCGAATCTTCAGCCGCTCTGAGATCAGACGCTTGTAAATATTTCACCAAGCTAAATCGACCATCAATCTGATATTCTGGATTATTATATAAGAAGTCTGCTTTCTCTGCCTGTGATACCTGCGCCACGTTTGTGCTCGTCGAAGGATTATCGGTTTCATCTCCGCTTGCGAATAATCCTGCATTATACGGCAATGTTGCATACCAGTTGAAATTAAAATTGACATCAAAGTCTAGTACCTGATCATTTTCGCCTGTATATACATAGTTATAAAGCTTCTTTAATCTTTTTCTTCTTCGAATAACGCTTACAATTTCTTCAGTTTCTACTTCATTTTTAACCGGAAATTTATTTGTTCCTTTCTCATATTCTACAATCAAATACTTATAGCGACGATTATAGTCTCCTCTAGCTTTGTTATATCCTAACAGTTCGACGTCACTAATAACTCTCCAAAGGCCGCTCAAAATAATATTGTCTTTATTTTCCGTTGGCTCATTATCCTCGTCTGGGTCTTTCATGCCTGTGCCTTTCTTCTGAAAATATTTGGTCATAGATAGAATTGAATCTACAACACGATCGATGGAGGTATTTTGATTGAACGTAATTGTCTTTTTATCATCAGATATTTCAAACAGACCGCTTCGCTGAGGTGCTGATTCTTGATCGTCCACTATTATTCGTTCGTTAATAAATTTTTCATCAATATAGAAAAAGTATTCATCACCTTTGTCTGGTACTGAAGAATCAATTTGCTGTTTTTCTAATCGCAACTTTAATTCGTCGAAAAAGTCGCCGACGGTCGTGGCTGGTATTGCCTCCACTTTCTTAAGGTCGGCTGCCTGATTGCTAAATGCAAGGTCGCCCATATTTACGCCTTCAATGGCGTACTCACTACCACCAGCAATAACACGGACATTTGTTTTAGTTAGGATCATTGGCCATACCCACTTAAGATTCGATAGTGGCCCGTCTTTGATAATTTCCTGTGTTTCTACATCTCTTGCTCGAAAGGTTAGCTCTAAATAGAACGGCGCCTTGGTATAGTTCTTAATGCCTAGTCGTTTTGCGGCCGCTGTAATTAAGTCTAAGAATGTCACACTGAATGCCTGCTTTAATTCAAATGTGATGGCTGTTGCAACACCAGAACCTGCTTCCTTTGTCATTCCTCCGTATGTCTTGATTTGAACATTGTCTATACCGACAGTTGAAGAACCCGACTCAGCTAATGTCACTTGTTCTAATTCTTCATACGGGATATTGCCACCCGTGCGATTTGTATTCTCTCCCATCAAGAACAATCGAAAATGGTATGTTGCTGCATCATAGTAATCTAAAATATTTTCTTCAATTCTTGATTCAAGCGTATCTTCAAACTTCGGTGGTGATCTTTTTACTTTGCTTTTCGTAACACTTGTTGAAGATGATGTTGCTACGGTTTCATCCTTAGTCTCTCGGTACTCGGTTTTTGGGACAGGTATTAATCTACCAAAACGATCTCGAACCCATTCTGCGGGTCCTGTACCAGTAAAGATATCAAGGTACTGCTGTTTTTCAAGTTGGGTTCCTTCAAACTCTCGTCGTATTCTTTCCTGGCGTCGTTCAAACTCTTCACGATCCGCAGTAGCTGGTGTGAATAGATTCTTTATAGGACCCGTAATTCGTTCCCATCCTGTAGGCTCGTCTTTAATAGACTCTTCTCCGACAGGCGATTGTAATTCAGAGTTAAAAATAAGCTCTTCATTAAGCGGACCGCTTCTTCTAGCCATTAAGCCTCGCCCCCAACCGACTGCGGAGAAGGTACCCATATTTCCACGCCAGCACGAAAATCTTCTACTGGGTCGATAAGAATGTCCATGTTACGCATTACCAAGACCCACCATAGGTATGGTGTACCATAAATCATATTTGCGAATAGGTCAGGGCGACCTTCATACTCAGGAGTGATGGTTACCAGTCTATCATTCGCTGATTCCCTCACTGGTTTAAACTTTGCGATGTCAAGGTAAAAATCACGAAGCGGCGTATTATAATACATACTATTTGGTCGATGAATATTTGCCATTATAGAAAACCCTTCTTAACCAGTTGTCCTTGGCGGAACTTTTCGAGATCAAAGTTCTCTCGAACTTTCTTCGGGTTCTGCTGGACTTGTAGTTGAACTGTTAGTATCATTCTTGTAGGCACATAGGTTACCGGTGCTTGGCGACCGCCGGTCTTACCTGTAACGGAAGGAGGTGCTTCTTCGCCCTCAATTCCTACACCTGGCGGTAATCGAATACCAACGTAATCTACGTCCTTTTCTAGAAGATAAGAAAAATTAGTAATTACAACTGGAATGTTTGAGAACATATAATCGCCGAGGTAATTAAATCTCAACACAGGCGGAGGTGTCCCCGACCGTCCTGCATCTTTTGCTGCCTTACCAAATTCCATCATCGAGCTCGCAGACAAAAATCTCAAAGCTGCTGTTAAATAATGTCCTTCCTCGTTTGACTGTGCCGTCCACTGTGAAGTAATCTGAATCTCAGTAGGTGCAGTTTTTGCATATTGATGATACTGATAATTGCTGTGTGTGAAATGGAATGCGTCGTACGATGCGCTTTTTCCATATTGTACGTCTGGTGTATACGGAAATACTATTCCGTTTGTTTCATAAAGCGGATACAACAGGTTCGACGGAAGCTTTGCACCTAATAGTGCGCGACGTGCATCATCATTGTTAGCAGGACCTAGTCGCGCCGGCTTTGTCGAATTATCTGTAAATTCTTTTGCGTCTCCCAATCTACTAGAAGATGCTTCGCGATCGCCGCCGAGAAAACGCCGTGCGCCATCGGTCACTGAATCCCTTAGGCCTGTTTTTAATGTATCTTTTATACTCATGCGACATCTCCCTTTATGTTATTTATCACCAATATTAAAACATATTTTAATTTAAAAACACTTGACAAACTTATATTCTTTCGCTATAATTACAAGATACTATGACTATAAGGAGGAGTATGTCCACTCAAAAGACCAATTATTTAAATAATAGAGACATATTAAAAGAGATTCACAAGAGCAAGTGTTCGTTTTGTGAATTTACAGATGAAAAATACAGCCAATACGACATTATTCTCGACGACTTTAATGATATGTTTAATGCTGAAATACAGCAACAGGCACGTGACAATCGTGCCGAAAGAACTGCTCAAGAAGCATATCGAACCGATCTTAAGAATTACACTGGGCCAGCTAGTGGCAAGCCGAAACTTGCAGAATATCGATATGACTCGTCTGAAGTAGATATCGATAGTCTTGTATATCGTGTTATTACCTATGATCATATTCCGAAGGATCCGGGCAGGAAGAAGAACCCAAAGAAAGAAGCCGAGCACCATGTTAGATTAAATTTTATTCCGTTTAAGCATTACATCATTGTTAATAATGAAGCCTTAGAAGTTGGGCGTAGTCATTCTAAGAACGGAGAGTTCTCTCAGTCTCACGGCAATATGACTGACAAGCTTGCAAGGATGTTTATGCTCTTAGTAGAACGCTATAGCCAATTATCTAATTGGCGAGGTTATTCCTATATTGATGAAATGAAAGGACAAAGCCTTTTACAGCTTTCTTCAATGGGGCTTCAGTTCAATGAGGCAAAAAGTGATAACCCATTTGCATACTACACTCAGTCAATCTATCATGCGTTTACCCGAGTTCAAAATCTTGAAAAGAAGAATCAGAATATTCGAGATGAAATTTTGATTGACTCTGGTCAAACACCAAGCTTCTCCAAGCAAATCGAACATGAAGAGTCTATTCGACGATTGCGAGAGAGTACTCTAAATGGAGACGATGTTTAGTGTTGTTTTGACATTACAGATAATCTGTTGTATACTATTCAAAGGCAAACACACAAAGGTTGGAAAGAGTGGGAAATATAAATGTCGAAGAACCAATTATTTAAAAATCTAGCAGCCTTCACGGATATTCACTTTGGACTAAAACATAACTCTCGCCTTCATAATGAAGATTGTATGCGGTTTGTGAAGTGGTTTATTGATGAAGCAAAAAGTCGTAATTGTGAGACCTGTATCTTCCTTGGTGATTGGCATCACCATCGTGCATCCATCAATGTCACAACTCTTAACTATACTTTATCGACGCTAAGTCTTCTTGATAGTGCATTTGAAACGGTATATTTCATTACCGGAAATCATGATCTCTATTACAAAGAGAAGCGTGAATTACATTCGCTTCCTATGGCTGATAAGTTTCCGAATATCGTGTTAGTTGACGAGCCTCTTGTTCAAGACGATGTAGCCATCGTTCCGTGGCTAGTAGGCGAAGAATGGAAGCAAATGACCAAGCTTAAAACAAAATATATCTTTGGTCACTTTGAGCTGCCTTATTTCAAGATGAATGCGCTTGTGGAGATGCCTGATCATGGCGGACTGAAGAAAGAGCATTTCAAACATCAAGACTATGTCTTCTCTGGACACTTTCATAAACGACAAACCAATGGCAAGGTACACTATATTGGCAATCCCTTCGGTCATAATTATGCTGATGTTTGGGATACAGACCGAGGGGCGATGTTTTTAGAATGGGGAAAAGAACCCGAATATGTTAATTGGGAAGAAGGTCCACGATACATCTCTTTAAATCTTAGTCAACTGTTAGAAGACCCAGCGAAATATCTCAACGAATACACCTATGCCAAGGTCACACTTGATGTCGACATTTCATATGAGGAAGCTTCCTTCTTACGTGAGACATTTGCTGAAGAATATAATATGAGAGAGCTGAAGCTTGTTCCAATTCGAGATAATGTAGAACAAGATACAACTCCAGGGGACATTAAGTTTGAAACCGTCGATCAGATTGTTACCGAACAATTAAACGCCGTCGAAAGTTCAACATACGATAAATCCACATTAATGAAGATATATAATAGCCTATGATTAACATCAAGAATATAACAGTTAAGAATTTCCTTAGTGTCGGTCAAGTAACACAAAGCATCAATTTTGTTGATCGAGACCTTGTTTTAGTCCTTGGCGAGAATTTGGATCTTGGCGGAAACGATAGTCGAAATGGTGTGGGCAAATCTACAATTGTGAACGCATTATCGTATGCTCTTTACGGCGTCGCCCTTACCAATATTCGAAAAGACAATCTTATCAATCTAACAAATGGTAAGAATATGGTGGTCACGATTGAATTTGAAAAGGGCGGCATCGAATACAAGGTTGAGAGAGGCAGACGACCAAATGTGTTTTCTTTTTCGATTGCCGGTAACGAATATTCCTCGGAAGATAGTGAAGAATCGCAAGGCGACAGTCGCGTAACTCAAAAGGAACTGGAACGGCATTTAGGTATAAGCCATCAAATGTTCAAACTTCTTATTGCTCTTAATACCTATAGCGAACCTTTTTTAAGTATGAGGTCAGGGGACCAGAGAGCAATTATCGAACAACTTCTAGGAATCACTCAGCTTAGTGAAAAAGCTGAGATTTTAAAGACGTTACTCAAAGAAACGAAGGATAATCTTAAAGAAGAAGAGTTCCGTATCAACGCGGTTCGAGAAGCTAATCGCCGCATTGAAGAAAATATTAAATCTCTCAAGCTCAAGGCTTCGGCGTGGCTAAAGAAGCACGAAAAGACTATCGAAGAAACTGCGGAAGCAATTGTTGTCCTTCAGAATATTGACATCGATAAAGAGATAGAAACACACAAAGAAACGGCAGAAATTGTTGCTCGCATTGCTGAGAAAGAAGGATATGAAAGATCGCTGAAGCGACACGAAGCGGCTATGGCAAAGGCTCAGCGAGCGGTCGCTAAACAGGAGACCTACCTCGCTGCCTTAGAGCAACAGTCTTGTCCTACTTGCGGACACGACTTAGAGGACGAAAAACACAGTCAGCTAGAGACAGAAGCACAAAAATATTTAGATGAGCTAAAAGCCGAAGTCGCTGAACACGATGCTGAGATTGCCGAAGCAATAAAAAATAGAGATGCCATTGTTGTCGGTGATCTTCCGAAAACATTTTACGACGACATAGACGCAGCATATAATCACCGGACAAGCCTAGACACATTGATGTCTAGCCTAGAGAGCGAAACAGTTCGAGAAAACCCATACACAGAACAAATTACATCTTTGGAAGAGTCGGGTCTTCAAGAGATCTCGTTTGATAAAATTAATGACCTTACCACATTAAAAGACCATCAGGAATTCTTATACAAACTTCTAACCAGTAAAGACAGTTTCATACGTCGAAAAATTATTGACCAAAATCTTGCATTTTTAAATGCAAGGTTAGAGTCTTATTTAGACAAGATCGGATTGCCGCATAGTGTAAAATTCCAATCAGACCTATCGGTAGAAATTCAAGAGCATGGCAGGGATCTCGATTTTGATAATCTCAGCCGTGGTGAGAGAACGCGTCTTATTCTTAGCCTATCGTGGGCGTTCCGCGATGTCTACGAGAGCCTCAACACGCCAATCAGTCTTCTGTTCATTGACGAGCTGATTGACAGCGGGCTTGATAGTGCTGGTGTGGAGAGTTCGCTCTCGGTACTGAAGCGCATGGCGCGCGACAATAAAAAGAATATATTCCTCATTTCGCATCGTGACGAGCTAGTGGGGCGCGTGAACAGCGTTCTCCGAGTCATAAAGGAAAGTGGGTTTACATCGTTTCAGGACGAGGATGAGTAACCAATTCGCACAACCGAGCAAATATTCGTCGCAACGGTACATGACCAGCGAGGGCGCAAGCTATCATCATCGCATACCTGAGAAGCTAGTCTTTTTACTTTCTCTTCGCGGTTTAGAATATGGTGGACACCTCGACAATTGGTACGTCTATGATATTCACGAATGCAGAGAACTTTATCATCGAGCAAGAATTATACCGAATCGTGTAGAAATCGGTAGCAGGACAACCACAACACAGATTATTCGTGCTCATTATCCCAACGATTATGTGGTCACAACCGACCACGCATATTTTTATCTGCGAGATCGTAAGATTGATTTTAGTAATGTTCATCTTACTCAAAGTGTCGATAGTATCACCGGCAGTCATATATACCGTTTGATGGATTGCGGTGCTCGATATTCGCAACCTGAGATTGCTACGATAGCAATGTCTCAAATACTTCATTTACATTACAACGATTCGGAGAGCATTGTTGACGAGATTCGAAGAGAGATGTTCTACGCTTATCGAGAAGAATTACGGAGAGGATTATAATGGCAGTTAATGGAAAACAAAAGGGCAATCGATTTGAGCGAGACATCGCCAACCTATTATCAGCACGATTTAAAGAGCACACAGGTATCGAACAAGCCTTTAGAAGAAATCCCGACTCGGGATCATTCTTCGGCGGTAAGAACTTAGAGCGGGCAGAAACACACGATACTGAATGGGCAGTCTATGGCGATCTTATATGTCCGAGAAAATTTAAGTTTGCTATTGAATGTAAGAACTATAAAACAGCACCGAATCTTAATGCTATTCTTACAGAAAAGATTAGTGACTGGGACAGCTGGATTGCACAGGCTCGTCAAGATGCTGAGGCAGCCGGAAAAGAGATGCTATTAATTATCAAGTATAATCGCACAACCAGTCTTGCAGTTCTTAACAATGGCGTAACGGATTTACCGATCATAATTAGGTATAAGGATACATCAATCTATATGCTTGATGATATTCTTCGACTAGATAATTCTTTCTTTTTCGAGGATTAAAGAATTATACTGACAGGAAAATAAAATAGATATATAGTAGTGACAGGTTTAATTATGGTATACACAGGCTTTCAAAAATCATTACTTAGGTTCTCTAAAGTAAAATCAAAAATCATTAATCATGGATAATAAGCAGCCCTAATACATACCCTTGAGGGCAGCGTCGAAAGGCGGACTGTTCAGATCTGGGTGCTGCCTTGAACAGCGTTGGAAACTGTTCTCGTAAACAAATTTTTCCGAAGTAAGTAGGTTGACGCGCTACTCTGTAATGAGTAGGCTATGGGTGACGCCATAGGATGAATTCGTGTGTACCTCAATAGACAGCTGGGTCTGTCGCGCCCTTGTTAAGAGGCAAGGGGGTTGTGTTAGCACATGAGAGGCTATACTTTATCGACCTATGATACTTTAAAAAGGATAGTGCTCTGTTAGAAAAAGATACAACACTAACTCACATACAGAATTGCCAGGGTTTCGCTGTATGTGGGCCGCGGCATAACTATCGAGTAGATAGACGAATCGGTTTTAGAGGTCAATGGTGCCCGCCTCACAAGTTCCCAGCTTGGTACGACCTTTGGATGACTAACTCAGGATTGAGGATAGTTTCATGATTTGCCCCTAACGGGCGAATCATGACTCCTAGGATTGAGAACTATAGACATCAATCAATAATTAAAAAGAAGTCGAGTGATGAGTTAGCGAGTGAGAACGAGCGTAACGAAGCGCGAAGACTTAGGCGTCACTGACGCCTTCTCATAATTACTTAGGCCATTGCTTACGATTATAGAGCTTCACAACATTCTTAAGCCAATCTTTAGGGTATTGGTCGATGACGTCGGACGTCATTCTAAGTCTAATACCTACAACCACACCACCGATAGAATGTACTGTGATCACTCCAGTGAATTTTGCTAATGCCATCTTTGCCACAGCAGATATTCTTAGCTCGAGGCCACCATCAACGTCATCGAGTACATGCTTCTGTAGATCTCCACCAGTGGTGTGATGGGAGAGCCATTTAACTTCGCCCTTTAGTAAGACGACATTCGTCGTAAGATGTCGCCCTTGTATCGGAACAACAAAAATCTCACCTGCAGATGAAACGCACCCTTCACCAGTAATTGAGCATTCTGTAGAGTCGTCACCAATATTAAATTCGGTGAGCGAAGAAGAATACTCGCTACTATAAAATGGTTGCCATTTTATATTCTGTAGGTCTAGTAATCGAGATGTCGAATACACCCAAGAATATTTAGGATACATTCTCCATGCGGCTTCATCCGTTAAAGGAATATCGGCTAATGATTCTAAGGTACAGAATACCTCTTTCGTTGTGTTTGTGTCTAATCCAATAAATGCCATCACATCTGCTCCCTACCAGTAATTGCTTCTCTTTCTTCCTTAAACTTTTGGTTTAAGAATTTAATCATTCTATTTCTTTGAAATGGACTTAGCAACCATGCTTCAGTCCATGTCACAGAGCCTTGCATATGGTAACAAAGCTCAATCAACGAATCTTCTATGTCGAGCGCCTCCCTCTTATATCTTCTCAGAAGGTCTCTAACCTCCTCAGGAGGCCTTGATGCTAGAAACCCTACGAAAAATTTACAGGGTTAAACTCTATAGCTGCCTCCCATTCATGCCCGCAGTTTGTGCAGACCGCTGGCATTTCTTTTGCTATGCCGACAGAATTGGCTTCTTTTAATTTTGTTTCAATTTTATTAATTTCTGTTGCGTCGATATTACGAATGAAATCGTCAATAAATCTCTTTTCTGTAACTTCTTGTTCGTTGCCTTCTTCGTCTAAATACACTACTTTTTCAATTCCATCAAGAATCAATTCGTATTGTAATTTTCCTAAACTGTTGAAGACACTATTTAATAACGCCTCCCTCTGCTCATTGGAGATGTCATCCTGGTCGACAAGACGTCCAATCTTTTTGTTGTTGATTAGAATCTTTTGATGTTTTAAGGTTGCGTCGAATGTTCCGGGCTTCACATATACTTGAATATCATTTGAAAGTTCGGCAACATATTCATCTTCTAACTGTTCTGTTTGATTTAATAACGAATCTAAGTCTAAAGAATATGTATTATTATGTGAACATTCAGGGCAACGAATTTCCATTGAAAGATCGTCGCCGTATGAAGCATCTCGAATGCCTACGATTAGTGTTTCAATATCGCAACTTAGAAGCTGCTTCGGCTTTTTTACCGCAGGAACACAACTCTTAATCACATTTACAATAGCTTCGCCGGAAAGCAACGCATCTGGGTTCTTCAATGTGATTTCATCGGCAGCGGTCATAGGAAGAATACCTACTTCGTTATCCTCATTGAAATCAACTTCGTTCTTCTTATAGTATAATCCTCTTGACGGTAACTTTACCGTTGTCTTTACAACACGATAAAACTGTGTTAATGGATTCTTTTGTGTGCTCATAATACCTCACATATTCATTCTAACAGTATTTATCGCTTCATAAAGTATAGTTATTTTATTCTTATCTGAGTATCATTAAATACTATGTTTATCTAATAGATAAATACTGTTGATTCGCTTTGAGGAAACACAATGGCTGATGATACAGGTTCGATTGCTGCTGGTTCAACTCCAGAATGGGCAAAAGAGATAACGCTACAGAAGATTTTGGCGTCGATTGGTGACGACTTCAAGAAAGAAGTGTCAGACATGAGCAAAAGTGTTCTCAGAGAATTTAAACAAGGTCACCAACTAAACAAGAAGATTATTGAGAATCTCCGCGAAATTGCCAAAGCAAGCGGTGGCGGTGATGGAAAGGATACATCCGAAGCCATTGAGAGAGCAAATCATAATCTAGGCAACCTCAGTAAAGCTTCAGACAAGACTGCTGAAGGTATGTCAGACATGTCTGACTCTACAGATAAGGCACGAAGTAATTTGACTCGCTTAGGAGCCGCGGCAGGTGCCGGCGCACTATCTGGTATTGGTTTTCTTATCAATCAGGCAAAGAAAGCTGCTGAAACCTTTATTGAGACAGGCGAAGCAATGCGGTCCATTCATGAAGTGGGTATGATGTTGCCGAAGGGCGATTTTATTCAATTCCGAAAAGATCTGGCTAGTATTGGTATGACAACTGAGCAAGCTTCGGAAATGATGAATAAGTATTCGACGGCAATTGGTCGTTATGGATTTAATCAAGTTATTGATTTTGCCAAGTCAGTAAAAGCAACAAAAGAAGGTATAGAACAGTTTGGCCTGACAACAAGCGAAATAACTGAATATACATCTAACTACTTAGACATTCAAAGACAGATGGGCATGTTCCGCCGCCAAAGCGACGCCGAAGTTCAACAAGGTATGACTGACTACTTGAGTAGTCTAACGGCATATTCGCGCATAATGAATGTATCACGTAAAGACATGGAGGCAGAATTAGAAGCTACAGCTAAGAGAAGAGATCTTCAAGCGGTACTAATGGGTATGGATGAAGAAACCCGTGCAAAGGTGTCGGCAGCAGCAGAAGAAAATGCACTATTCTTGCGAGGCACATTTGGTGAAGTTGGTTCCGAGATGCAGGCAGATATTGTGGATATGATGAGTCGTGCTGACCCAACAATGTCACCGGCATATAAAGAAGCAGTAAAAGCTGGTGGCGTACAGTATGCAGAAGCGATGGCAGACGTGGCGCGAGCAGCAAAACGAGGAGAAAAGATGACCTTGGAGCAGGCTAAAGCCCTGCAAGAAGGCGCACAGGCCGCAACAAAATATGCATCAGCAATACAGTCTGTAGACGAACTTCGTCCAGGAATGGAAAAGATGGGTGCCGTTGCGATGGTGGGTGCAGATGCGATGGAACGGCTATTTAACATGATGGGCGATGCCACCAATCGAGAAGAATTGAAAGAGAAAATACTTGCTGAAGCAACAGATCCAATGGTAGGACAGCTAGCAAATGCTACTGAGGCTGCAACTAGGTTGATAGAAGGATTTGATACAGCAAGGTTAGAAGCATTTAATAAGGCGTTAGGAGAGGATGGTGCAACTGACGCATTAGAAACATTTACATCGGGTGCAAATATTGCGGCAGATTGGTTAGCCAATGACTTTATTGAACTAATCCCTGAAATGCCGTTTGATAGTTTGGGAAAGAATGTAATGGCTCTAGTAGGACTTTTCGGAGCGGCAGGAGCACTCATGCAAACGATTGTCACAGGTATTACTATTTGGTGGGGGTCAAAAGCTGTTGCAAGTCTACTAGGGCGAACAGCAGGTCTTGCAGGGCTCGGCCGTACGGCTGGAACCGTGGCAGGCGGAACAGTCGCCGGCGCCACCGCCGGAACGGCACTTGGCGCCGG